TTTATTTAATTACTGATTACACATTATGAGAAGCAGCATAGGAGGTAATAACCATCTTACCATAATCCTTGCTGTTGAACAGGGTAGACTTCATACCGAAGATCGAACCAACGGAAATAGCCTTTTCGTTACCAAAGTCATCAGTCTGCTCATACCAACTCATGATATTGTCTTTACCCATACGCTCTTTCTCAATGCCATCATACGCAGAACCAATAGCAAAAACACCAGCCTGTGCTCCTAAGAACAGGTTACGCCGTACTGTACTGGCCGCAGCACCTGCAAAGGAAGGTAGGTAGGTGGATTCCATCAGGATCATACCATTATAGACACCCAGGGCGCCAGTAAAGATAGGATTCTTCAAACCACGTTTATTAGCATACATCTGAATGGTCGGCCAATCCGTGTAAGCGGAGTTAGCTACATCCAAACGAATATCAGTTACTGAATACGGATGAAGGACAACACAGTAATAATCGCTACCTTCAATGTGCGCCGGACGGATAGGCGGAGTAAGCGTCTTAGCTGCTTCCTTCGCATAGTCCAGATCAGCCAACTGAATTTGATCATTATTTCCCAGACTAGCCTCATCAGTAGCGATTACGCCAGTAGAGGCGACATCACCAGAGATGATATAATGATCGGAATCCGGTGCGGTCGGAGTATTTCCAGCAAAGCTGAAAGTCGTTTTTCCACACAGGTAATTAAACAGATACGTATCGAACGTGCCAGCCCACCAATCAGAAAGATTGGACTTCGCATCTACCCGCATATCATGCAGGGTGCGTTGCTGAGACATTCTACGGAAAGCGTGTGCATTCCGAAGTTGATCAATAGAGACTGAATCCTGGTAGTATACCAGAGCTTCTTCGTTGTCGCGCATACGATTATCGCCCTGTACACCAGAGCCAGTCATCTGCATTAAGAGATCGTATTTGATGGTATCACCGGCACCCTTTTCTAATTCGGTAAGGCGCTGCATAATCGCTCGTTTACCAGAGCCCATCAGTTTTTTGGCCATCGTTTGTTTTAGAGCTTCCCTCATAGTGACGGTACTCCAAAGTTTGACGGTCTGTGCATCATTTGTTCCAAAAGCTGTTACTGCCATTGTTGTTTCTCCTTTGTAAATTTAGTTTGCTTTTAAAATGATGCCATCCATAATTTTGATTATTCACTCATTAACTTCATCAGTGCGTCGATTTGGTCATCAGTGTAATTCATGATATCATCTGTACTTTGACTCTTAACTCTGTCAAGTAAAGATAATTGTCCAGCTTTGGCATTTGCCTGACCTCCAAGGTTGGATGGCTTACTCATCATCCTTTGAAATCTGCTGTCGGTCTTGTTACCAGGCAATTCAGGGTCTACTGATAGAGCATTCAGTGTATGTTTGAAATGCATCTCACTATCTTCTGCTGTTACAATGTCCATAAGATTGACACCTTCAAATAGCGTACCAAACTCTTTCATTGCAGCATCGTCAAAAGCGTTATCCAAGGCTTCACCAGACGGTATTACACGACCAGTAATCTTGTTATCTTTTGCATACTCTGATACTATATTTTCTACCCAATTTCGAGCCGCCTTATACTTGCCATGTGCTTCGGCAAATCGCTCGTCAGATCCAACAATCGCTTCTTTAATTTTAGTAGCATCTTTAGACGCTGTATTGGAAGCGTTGGACTGCTGGAGGGCTTGCTCCAGTTCTTGTATTCTTGTTGCATACGGTGACAGTAAGCCAGATAATTCATTGGGGTTTACCCACCCATTTCCATCCTCATCATAAGTCACAGGTATACCGAGCTTATCGGCATCAGCAGCTTGTTTTTCCGTAACGCTTTCAATGCCCTGCTGTTGGCGTTGTGACAACAGTGTTCCCACTGCGCCTTCTAATTGATTAAGTCGATCCGAACTCTCTTGTCGTTTACGAGTTTCAGCCTTCTTAGCTTTTAACAATCCTGCATTTGCAACTTCTAACTCTTTAACTTTGCTTTCGAGATCGACGGATTTAGTATTTTCTTCAGTTCCTACTGCGATCTCATCATCTAGCATCTCTGCTAACAAATCTTTTTCATCTGGCATTCTTCTCTCCCTTTCATTCGCACCCCCATAGTTTAATTAAAGGTAAGAGCGCCTGGGGGAGTAGACGCCCTACCTTTGAACGACCCTTGAATAGGTTTCATCCTATTTCTGGTGGTCGGCACCTTCTAACTTACCATTTCTGTATTACTTTGCCCATCTTATCCTTCGTTACTGATTTAGGTTTCTGTGTTCCTTTGCCCCATTCCATATCGTCATACGAACCATTCTCGATATAGTTGTTGTAGGAGCGCACAAAACCCATCCAGCCTTTAGTCCTTCGCATCATTGGTTTGTTTTCCTTTGCCATCATCCCCCTCCTTTGATTCTTTAGCTGCTTGAGCTGCTGCTTTCTTTGCATTCTCAAGAAGTACGGCAGCCTTCTCTTTAGCTATTTTTATATCCAGAGCTGCTTTCTCTTCAATAGCCCTTAATTCTATTGCATTCTTCTCCTTGACGAACCTCATATCTTGATTGAACTCCATAGCATCCTGACTCATATCCTGTGCAGATTTTATAGCATCCACCTTGATATCTTGATCAGCTTTCGCTTTATCCAACCGCATTTCCTGAGAAGCTTTTATACCCTCCAACTGTATTTCCTGTTGTTTGCCTCTGGTCTCTTGTTCTTTGGACATTGCATCCATAGCGAACTGCAGTATACCGGCTTGATCCTGTTGTTTCAATCCAGCAAACTTAGTTACCATAGATTTCTTGTCTTTCTCAGACATTTGTTCCAGTTTAGCGGTGTCAATAACGAAGTCAAACATATTCTTCTGTTCGTCAACCTTAATCTCACGGTCCTTGAAGCCCATTTCAATCTGCTTCATCTCTTCCTGCTGTTGCGTCTGCGCTTCATTCTGCTGTTTGATGAAAGTCAACCAACGTTCCTTCTCCGTAGCCGATATATCCATCTTCTCGATGATCTGCTCCGGTGGTACAGGTAATCTCTCCATCATTTCTAGCATAGCCTGAAGCTCTAGCATCCTCTTTGACATGTTTCCTGGAGCAGATTCAGATTTAACATTGTATTCTAAGCTCCTCACGTCCCTCAGGTTGGCCGTTCGAGTAAAAACCACATTACCCTGTCCATCATCCTGCTGGCTCATCATGTCTGTTATAATCCCTGTCTTAGGATCAATTTCATAGCGGTCGTTCTGACCCAATATTTTCTTGATCTGACGATCAGGCATATATTCCATGATAATAGCGAGCTGTCTTTTGAACAATTCCTCTTTCATCTTATTAAAATTCCTGAATAAAGGCTTGAGCAAGGTTATACCCTGCTGTTGTCGCAGCCTAACTACGACACCTGGCTCTTGTCTACCTCGATCCTCACCCATCAGGTCGGGATTAATTCCCGTAATCTTTTTCATTATGTCTTGACTGAACTGTTCCATCTGCATAGGAGCATTTGGGAAAGTAGGGACAGTACGCTCTTTCAGCTTCCCACCCGTCAACGCCCCGGCATTCACCCATGTAATGTCTCCGGCGACTTTCATGCTCTGGAGTGCTTGTCTCTCGTCTACAAATGCGTCCGTCTCTGCGTAAACGCCAGGTTGGACCTGTTGGTTCAACATATTCAGTGCCTGGGACCATCTTTTGTTAACTTCCCTCTGTGGATCTTTGATCAGTCTTACTAGACCGAATTGATTATTACTACGCTTACTTACGTCTCTGTAAGCTACAACCGGAACGATACTAAAACCCTTGAAAGGCAGAGGGCTTACATCGTCAAACAGGATCTGATCACCAACAAACTGCAACCATTTCACACGCTTGTCGTACATAACCTCAACTGTCATTTCTTCTTTGTACGTCTCCAGGAACAGTGCTTTCATTTCCTTTGTCGGATTGAGTCCAATCTCCTCAAAATCGTTTACTTCAGGATTATAAGCATAGTATCTCTTATGATACTCCCAGTATTCCATATGGACCACACGGATCATATTCTCTGTTTTATCAAAGAAGTTAATATCCATGTCCATTTCACGTTCGTAATCCACATTAGGTGGATCACTAATTGGAATACCATCCTCACTCATAGTATCGCTTGAACTGGTGTAGTGATGGTTTCCCGATATTAGTTCTTCTATCCGCTTGGCACCAACCTTGGGAAAGCGAATCTTAAAGTCTTCCTGTGCCATCCATCTATCCCATATAATATAACCAGCATCGGCCATTGCTTGTCGTCGTGCTGCTGGATCATAGTGAACTTCGTGAACGGGGATGTCAATCTCTGACATTATAATATCCCCAAACCTCTCCGGGTCAGGTTGAAAGTCAATACCAACCCAACCCCTTCCACAAATGGAGGCAGACTCTAGGGCGCCGTCTTCCTCCTCTTCAAACTTCTCTGTATCTTTAACGTGATCCGATAAATCGTTGAGTACCTCACAAAGAAAGGCGTCAGTCGGCTCAGTCGGACTTGCCCTAAATACAATTCTATTGTCCTCGTTCATACCCATAATCAAGTCAATACTAGACTTGGTAAGGTTAAACGTTAGTACAGGACGGAGTTCCTCTTCAAGAATTTGCTTCTCCTCATCTGACCATTGATCCCCATCCCTAAACTTAAAATCATCTCTAGCTTCGTTCTGCCAACCAACATCAGATGACAAAGCCTCGATGAATAACTTCTTAGCTTTCGTTAGTTTCTCTTTCTTTTTAAGTGACTCAAACATTTAATATTTCCCTTGTATGCTGTAATCGTCTGGATATTTCCAAATACACCACGTTCCTTCGCAACCGTGTACTTTAGATATTTCTAAGTACCTACAACTTCTGCAATCTCTTACCATTACAGTTTCTATTGGAACGCACTCAAAAAACTCTAAGAACCGCTTAACTATTTTCATTACTTATCTACCCACGGTGTGGCCTCCGCAATATCGTTTTCGTTCCACTTCTCGTTAACGGTTCCTACATACTCGTTCTTCATTATCTTACTCTCGCTAACATACCGCTCACGTTTCCCACAGTAGCCACACACTGGAAAGTATCGTATTCCCTTTGCTGTGTGCTGTACGTATAACCGTAGTTTAGTCGGTTCGTGCTGGCACTCAGATTTTGCTGTTATTTCAGCGAGACGTTCTTCAGCTGTCTTCTTCTTTGGTGCTTCCTTCTGAAAGTTCATCTCAGCTTCTTTTAGACCATCAATCATCTCGTCGCCTTTGACTCCTACGGGGTTTAACTCCGATAGGCTATGTACCTTTACAGGCTCTGGAACGTATTCAATAAACTCAATCGTTGTACTGTTCAGCGGGACAAGGTGACCAGATCTCAACGTCTTGGTCCTAATACCTTTTCCATTCAACTGAACCGGCATGTTCTTAAATTCGTATTCATCTACTTCTAACGTTTTACCACTTACAAAATGTATTAATCCACTCATAATTTCTCTCCCTAACCTGTCAACCAGGTTCGTCTCCTTCGACCATGAAAGAAACGTCCAATTAATTTACTGTCCGATACTGTTCCCACGCGTTCACTTGCCAGCAAGCAGTAATTTAAAGCATGTCGGTAATGGTCGTTTACGGATAGCTTCTTGTAACGAAAGATCTTGGACCCAGTATTAGGATCTTCATCAAGTACTTTCGCAATATTACACACTTCCTTCACAAACTCATCTATCTCGGAATTTCGTCGAGGAAGAACGAGACCACCAGGATTCGATACTAAGTCATGCGTCATATCACATATCTCAGTTCTGTTGCCCTTGATGATGTGGTCCTTCTCATCCCAAGCTATCTGACCTGTTCGAGTCTCTACATAATTACATCCGAAGACACTGAAGTTCTCGGACTTCTGAAACTCAACAACTTTACGTTTCTCTGGGAAGAGATCGATTACAGCCGACTTCACATTGAAGTCTCTCGCAAGATCGTGTAAATCATTAAAACTTTTGTACCGTCCCATATGTAGCACCTTCAGAGTCTTGCGAGTAGTCCTCTGTGCGATTACTACATGTAGGTTCGTTCCAACGTCCACTCCCATACAGGTAGGACCTTCGTGCTTGTTAGCCATTGGGTCCTGTCCACAACAGGAATAAACCTCAGCGTGCGTCAATCTGTTCTCAGCTGGAATATACGCACGACCCAGTGTACTGTTCATCACCTCACTTAGATTACCGTAAGGCGGATCTTCATACTTATCTAAAATAGCAGTAGGATCAACATAACAACTATTAAGCTGGCTAATCCACCACCCGACAAAATCTTTACTACGAGAGGGATATTGTGCCACCCATCTACCACGGCTTGGATGCAACTCAGCATGACAATGAACGCAGCTCCTATAAGCAGTACCATCGAGCCTACGTCTAATGCTGTTAGGAAATTCCAGATCAAGACCAGTCTCCTTTCCACAGGCAGGACATTCTAACATCCACACCCTTTGATCGCTCTTTTGATACATCTTATCAATACCATAGTCTGGTATCGTTGGAGTACCAAGATAAATCAGTTCTTTTATTTTACTGTGTGCTACACGATATTGAGCCAATTCAATCATGGACTCCTCCATCTCATCGAACTCATCGAATACCACTCTATCGACTGATATCGACTTCAGCTGAGATGAGGACTTCTTTGTTCCACCAACAGTCTTCGTAGCACGAGCACCACGGAGGTAAAGAAAACCCTTACCAATCCTTTTGATGTTCTTACTATCGTTTGTGTTGTGAACGTAGGCTCCGATAAAAGGATTCTGCTCAATTAAAGGATCAAACCGTGCCTTACTAAAATCTCCTACATCATCACGAGTAGGGAATAGATACAAAGCACCTTGATTATATCTAGCGTGTACCATGCCGTGCAAAGTCTTAAGAACGTTAATCTCACTTGCTCCAATTTGTGCTCCCTTGATAAAACATTGTTGTGGACAATCCTCCTCCAACCAGGCTAACTGATACTCATGCTCCTTAATGGAGTAAGGTCCAGTTGCTAATTGTAGATTGTTGTCCGTAATCCAATGAAATGGACTTGCCACATGAAGCAGCGATAATACCTGCTCCTCACTTAGGTTAGTTCCCCCCATACTACCCTCCTAGTCTTCAAATATACTACGAACTTCATCTGATTCACTGCCGTAATTGTCAATCTCATCAGACATCATATCATGTTCATTAGGCATCTCGTAGCCACTTGCTTTCTCTAACTGTTTCAAACGTGCTTTCTTGCGTTTGATAGCGTCTGTGATACTGAAATCAGTCCTTAATCCATTCTCGTTCCTACTTTTTATTTCTCTTGGCATTACCATTCCCTCCAGGCAGGTACTTTCTCATACACCGCCGTCATTATTTTATTAAACTCCTGCCTGAACTCTTGTACCTTTGGTCCATATAGCGCCACAGACCCTACTTTAAAATCAACATCCATTACCCAACAGGTGTCTCCATAAGATACTTCCATCCAGTTAAGGGTGTGCAGCATTGACACTTCCTCATCCGTTAACTTTTCTGGTTCACATCCCATATTATTACTCCTTAAGTAGGATCGGCAATAGCTATTTTAAAACTATTGATCTTTACTGTATCTGTACTTAACAAAACAACAGACGGTGAAAGATCAGCTACTACTAGTTCCTGTGCAGAGTCCATAAATCTAAGTTTAGTGGCCGTACCAGAAACAGTTACGTTGATAGAACTCATGTCACCACTACTAGCAGCGAACGTAAGTTTCCTACCATCACTTCCACTGTTGTTTGCTTTAGTCCAATTACCAGAGTCAACAGCAGTGGCTGCCGTTAATGCTGTACTACTTGCAGTCTGTGCTACGATAACACCATCTACACTTCCTGAAATTTTGTCCAACGCCGCATCTATTACTAGATCGTTAAATGCTACAAATGCCATACTTATTCTCCTTCTGTTTTATTGTGGTAAGCAATATAAGGTTTACATATAGGCTCACCGTTTGTAAACTCCTTATATGTTTCGTCTCCAGCAGCATAAGCATATTCAATCCATCTCCTCATTACATTTATAACTTGATGAGGTGGTTGTCCGTGTCCTACTCCAACTGAAGGAAACAAATATATAATATCACGTTCTAACTGTGCTTCTTCTTTAGTAAGCTCGTCGGGTACTTCATTAGACGGCTTGCCTCCTAGTTCAAATTCCGTACAATATCTCTTAAGAAACACTGGAACATAAGGACTAATCTGCTCATCTACCGCAGCCCTAACTTCCTCGTATCTTTCAAGACCCTCTTCTTTACCTTGCGTATAAAAATATCCACCATAAAGACCATTAACTGTTTCTCGTACTTCCATTCCACATTTACACGGAACTCCCATATCTTTCTGAAGTTCATATAGATCAAATAATTCTTTAACAGTTCTTGGTCTAACAACTATCTTCCAACAATTCCTGCATTGACTCGGAATATGCTTGTAAATCTCCCAAAACACAGTTTGATTTATGTCACATCTTAGTCCTTTGTACTGTTGTGTGTATACCCAGGGCGGTCTTTCTCCAACCTTAGCACTGTGAGGTACAAATCTACCATCTTCTGTTCTCATCTTGTACCCTTGATTAAACAGCGGTGTAAGTTTTGGTAAGTAATCCTTAACACTTAGAGTTCTATGTAGATTCTTTCTGTCTTTCTTTGTGTTTATCATCCTTGTTCTCCCCCTTCTTTGGTACTGTTTTAAACACCCACTGCTTAGTTATTTCTGCTTTTATGTTCTTTGGAAATAATTCCTTTCTTGCCATTGATCTCTTCCCCCTTCCTTTCTTTTAGTAATGGACATATCTTAATTAAGATTTCTGCATTAGCAGGGTCCTGCTTATCAGGAAATATGTTACAAAACTTAGGTCTGGTTTCGTATATATCACAACCCACATCCTTATTATAATGAGGACACGTATGTTTATCTAAAAATATAAAACCACCATCTACTTCTATCTTTCTTATTCCTCTGACTGCTGCGTACTCCAAGTACATCGAACCTGGACTGGTCATAAATGTTATGTTGTTGTACCTGCAACAAAGTCCACCACACTTCTTACATATACTGCTTGAATCCATGCCTCCCCCTACGGTAACGGATAAGATACTATTTGAGTTCCTATTATAAGAACTGGTTCTCCAGTTATGGCGTCTATTCCAGTTATCTTAACTCCACTCCTTCTCATTCGAGTCACTACAACATCATCCACAACGGTTGCTGCTGACATGTCTACGGGAACCAGAGTGCTTACACCTACCTTCTGTAATAAGACACTTCCAACTGTAGACGCACTGCTTAAATCAGCTACTACTAAACACGTTCCAAGTGTGATTGTCCCAACAGTACTAAGACTTTCCATGTCTCCAGGAGTCAGACACATTGCTAGAGTTACATCCTCTATTGTGGAAGAACTGCTCATGCTGTTAATCTGCAAACTAGCAGGATTAAAACTAAGCAACACGTCATCTACTGTAGTTGCACTGCTCAGATGGGCGGGAGATAGTGTTTTAAAACCCGCTATTACTATTTCTAACCACTCACCTGCTGGAATACTAGTCGCACTAGCTATGTTGAGGGCTTTAAGAACCATGCCCACTACAACATTTTCAACGGTACTATTGCTACTTAAGTTTGCAACTGCAAGTACTCTATTCCTAAGTACTGTTATATCCTCTATTGTACTAGCACTAGCCATGTCAGAGGCTATAAGAACCATATTTAGTATGGTAGCTTGAACTTGAGTATCGCTACTCATGTTTGCAACACTTAATATTTTATTTATTGTTGTACTATCTATAGAGGATGTGCTGCTTAGGTTTGCAGCTTTTAGTACCATCCCTAAAACAATATCATCTACTGCACTGGCACTTTCTAAATCAGATGCCTTTAGGACCATGCCCATTTGAACTTTAGATACAAGACTGGAACTCTCCATACTATTAGCTTTTAAAACCATTCCAAGTACTGTGCTTCCCACTGTGCTATCGCTGGAAAGATTGTCAACAAATAGACTTGCAGGATGAAAACTTAACAAAGGATCAGGTATCGAACACGAACTGCTCATATGTTGAGGACTTAGTTCTTCGGCGCCAGCAGATGGAACCTCAATTGCGACGATGAAAGACACATATGGATCGCCATCTGCGGTCGAAAAGTTTCCATCTGGGTAATCATCGGCATCGGCAACCTGGTCGAAAACAAATTGTACAGTCGCATCAGAAGTTACATCGGCAGTTATCCGTTTATTCCAACTTCCCTGGACACTATGGTCCCAATAATCATTCCAATCGGTTCCAACCGGCATTATAAGGCATCTTGCTGTTGTAGTTATATCAGTAGCAACAGTTCTGGACTCAGACCAACCTATTAACTCATCCCCCGTCCAAGTGGCATGTGGAGTTATATCTGTTATGCTTCCTGGATCATATCTGAAAGCTATACCAGTAAACCAAGAAACTTCCTCACTAAACGAACACACAAAATCATAGGTACCTGTTGATGGTGCAATTTCTCCATACAGATAAACGCCAAAGTCGTTAGGGGCATCTTGATTTGATTCAAGTTCAGTAAGGGTAAGTGACGGGGAAGAACACACAATATCGTCTAGCTTATTAATCTTAGTACTTTGACACAGGACAAACACAAGATCGCCCGCTGTGACGCCGGTAATTGTCACTGTCTGTTCGTTTATACCAGTGTCTTCTACTGCTGTACCATATGCTCCAAATGCTGGATCTGCCATTGGTTACTCCTGTACAGCGTCAAAGGCAGCGATCATCTCGGTTGTGTAATTCTTTAATGCCTGGAAATCTACTACTAGCTTATCTTTTTCTGACTTTAACATTGCATAAGCAACGTCATCTGGATTTGCTGTTGCAGCGCTGTTAATATCAAGAACTAAATTGGCATACTTTGAGAGCATCGACGCTAGTGTAGACTCTACAGTAGCAAGCAAAGTCCTTACTCTCTCAATCTTTATACGATTAGCCTCTGTTAATCTGGCTATTTCATCCATCGCAAATTTCATTTCGCTAAAAGTTGTCATTCTTTAATCTCCTGTTATGTCCAAGTTAGTGTTGCCCTATCATCCCAATTTCCTGATAAGGGTCCTATAATATCAATTACATCTGTCCCGCTATAAATAAACTTCCAAATCCACCAGAGTTGACCAGCGGACGTGCTTGGGTTGTGGTTCAAGGACTTACCGAGATAGATAAGATTCCCTGACGTGTACGAAAACTTCTTGTGCCTCCACTTAATGTCGGAGGCGCCCAAGTATGGATTTTGATTCCTAGTCGCCATAATTACACAACCTCGTACAGCATTGTGATATCCATAACAACAGCTGCTCCACCAGTGGTTGCGTATACTCCCCAACCTGAAGTAGAGTAAGGTTGTTTGGTGTGAAACTCTATTCTCTTAGGTACTGTCTGAACATCCGGTATGGCATACTTACCATACAGGGTATTAACATTACAGCCTCCTACCTTCTTCAAAGTACAAGTATCTATTGTACCCACCAAGGTAGCGTCTGCTGTGAATACCAAGTTGCTGGCGCCTGTCGTAGTAACAACAAAAGGATCTGCGAAGGTTCCAGCAGCAGGGTCTGCATCAATTGTAGTTCCACCGAAAGTCACCGTTACACCAGTCGCACTTCTTACGTGTGTGAAACCGGACAAATAGAGATCACCAGCAACAGCACCGCCGATCTGATTTGACGTAAGTGCTGTGGTATTGTTAACAATCTTATCTGCTTCTGCGTTTCTAAAATCCCAAAGAAAATCATCGTCTGCTGTTCCATGTGTCCAAGCTGTTTGGTTGGTCATTGCATATATCTTAAGATTTCTAATGGCAACATACTTACCAGCGCCTGTAAATGCAGCACCAGTCGCACCATTGTCTGCTGTAAAAAGAGCAATATCTAAAGCAGTATTAGCACCAGCATCCGAATAAAGAACTACATCTTCCCAAGCATTGTCAGCTCCGGTTGCTTGGTTGTTACCACCATTCCTGGTCAGTGCGTTGGTTGTACAAGCAGTTGTTTTACCCACTCCCCAAAACGCAGCACCGGCACCAACACCGCCGCCCGTCTCGTAAAAAGCTTCAAAAGTAATCTTATAGAACGTAGCCGCTACACGAGTAGCAGGTCTGCCAATCTGAATTGCGTCTGTGCCACCTACATCTGTAATCTTCAAACAATCGGCCCTACCACCAATAGTAGCTGCTCTGGCTACTGTAGGATTGTCTGCTCCTGTATCTACCCAATCGTCAGCATCCGTATCCCAAGCACCCGCAAGACTTGTATCATATGCTGCGGTACTGCTAAATGTAGGAACTAGATTTGGTGCAGTCAGTTTCTCTGCACTAAGTCCTGTATACGTGTTAAACAGATATAGATCTACTGCTGCTGCCCAATCCAATCTATTACACACATCAATACTGTGAAGGTACATCCTCTTCTTTTGGTTTCCCGTTGTTGGACAAGCTGCACCAACAAACAATCCGTTGTTAGCTACGCTTGATCCCGTTACTGATAATAGTCTTCCCATTCTGTTTCTCCTTGCCGCTTTCTTATACTTCCCGCTGCGGTATTATTTATTTATTTGATTATCTTAGTTGCTACGTTAAGTTTCTTAGCTTGTTTAGACGACATGAAGTTGTAATCCAGATCGTACATCCAGAACTGAATCTCTCCATCATTCATAAGTGTCTTCTCTTTAAGTATTGCAATCATCTCATCATCAATTAACTGCAAAGATATCCGTTGAAATTCTTGCAGTGACTCAGGATTTTTTAAGGATGAGCGTCCACCATAGCCGTTCATCCCTGCTCCGTGAAACATAAGACTGGCTCCACTGTGTAGGATTCTCTCATCACCTAAGAGAAAGAAAGTAGTACCAGCACTCATTGCATAACCATAGGTCTCAGTTGTAATTTTATACCCTTTGCTCTGTAACTCCTGTATCCTGTTGACAAAGGTTATCATGTCATAGGCAGATCCGCCAAAGTTCTCAATAATAAAGTGATAATCACGGTCCTCAGCAATGTCAATCAGGAAGTCTCTTGCGTAACCAGTAGAGAACCCACTTGGTAGGATTAACCGACCATCAGGCATCTCAATAAGGGACCGATACTTACTCTTACTATTGTCATAATCAAAACTAAAGTTACAACCTGCAATAAATACAAACGAAAGTGCTAACGCTATAGTCTTCAAATACTTAATCATTCTGTTTCTCCTTTAAATTAGTTGCGTGCAAACTTGCACGGTATTAGCCCTCTCAGCAAGCCCCCTCCTCAGTACTTACTTGATTCGGTATCTGTCCTGGATACAAACCTGTTACCACGTCGTAAGAATCGCTACTGTCCATGCTGTTATCCACAGTATTATGGCCAAGCTCAAAAGTGACAGGTGCAGGCTGGTCTCCGATGTAAGCAATGATTTTATTAGCTTCATATAATGTCCTCTCCGCTGCAAGTAATTTCTGGCGAACAGCAAATAGCTTCGCCTCATCTGATAATGTCATAAGATGTCTCCTTTAGTCCCTTCATTAGTGGTTGGGGACTATTGGAATTTCATCCTACACCCCTTAATATTTTTAGTTTGGTTTGGTGAAACAAACAGCCAACGGTATCAAGTGCTATCACCTACTGTCTTTACCATTGGCTCTTGTTATTAATTGCTTGATGGGCAGCG